TCAGAAGCTACTCTACCAAACCCACCAGCAGAACCTATGCCATTATTTGTTGAAGTGGCACGACCAGCAGCAGCCATAGCTTGATCAGCCTTGGCTCTAACCTCACCAGCAGTTAAACCTGTGATCTTGTTTTTGGATGCTGCATCCTCGCCGATAATACGTTCAATCGGAGTGTTTGCGTCTGATGTAATAACTGACTTAGCCTTCACATCACCAAACCAATGCGCCAAATAAGCGTTGGTATCAGTTGGAGTAATTCCGCTTCTCGAAAGAGAAGCCATATTATCTTGCGCCAGTTTAGTAGTAAGGTCTTTTTGAAGAGCCTCATTTAAAACAACATTGCGAAAAACTTGATCTTTTGTCTGACCAACTATTAAATCAGGATAATATTTGTTCATCAAGTCGAAAGTAGTTGTCTTAGTTAATTGAAACTCACCAATAGCTTTTGTATCCTTATTAACTGCTAAAGGATTATTTTTAGATTCAATGTACCCTGTCTTATTCAAGAAGTTGTTAATCTTATCTTGTTGAAAAGTCGTTGGACTTAACCTGTTAACATCAATACCATACGGGGTATTCTGGAAAGATGGAACAGGCGTAGTTGGTCTCATCGTGTCCAAGACAAGCGTTGGAACACCAATCGTATTGGTCGTTGGCTGAATAGCAAAGCCAGACATCGTGGGAGACCACATGCTTACTGCGGATGATCCACCCGGAAAGCTGATAGGGTTGATGTTACGGGATAGGTTTTCTATAGCCGTTACAGCAGGAGGCTGTGGCTGCATGTCAGTGACATTTGAACCGCGACCTTGGCTTTGTGCAGCCCGCATCTCAGCTTCAGCCTGTGCATTAGCACTGGCCTGTGCCATCGCATTGTTCTGAGCAGCAGTTGCCTCGTTATTAGAATAACGGTCAGCTTGCTGACGTTCTGATGCCGAACCACCGCCTCCACCACTCACATTTCCTTGAGCAGCGGCTGCGCTTTCAGGAGATGAAGCAGGTGTGTTATCGCGTTCTCCTTGGTAGCCCCAGCCACCACCAAAATCTGAATCTGGCATCATTTAGCCCTCGCAGCATTGACACGTTCCAAGGCTATATTAGCACGAAGCTGTGCAATATCCTCCATGGATTGTACCTTTTTGTCATCAACCTGTGCCTTGTGTTGAAGCTTTTGTGCTTCCAATCCAAGCTTGGCCTGATCAATCTGACCCTTCTGCTGTATCTCCTGACCCTTCAACTGCAAGCCTTGTTGTTGAATCTGGATCAAAGGATCGGGTCCGGCAGGTGGTGGAGCAAGCTGCTGCATCAAAGACTGCATCATCTGTGCTTCAGCCTTCGCTACCTCGATCTCCATCTCATGCTTTTCAAGCTGCATGTTGATGCCTTGCTGCTGCATTTGCAAGACAACCTGCTGCTGTGCAGCCAAAGACAGATGCTCAAGAAGATGTGATAGCAGAATACCGTACACAGCAGGAGATGTCTGAAGCAAAGGCAGCTTCATGAACGTCAGATGGGTATTGATATGCGCCACATGGTCTTGATCAGGGAACACTTTCAGAGGATTTCCCCCTGACGGTATGGTCAGAGACCGTGCATTCTCCAGAGCAGGGCTTTCAGGCTCTGCTTGTGGAGGTGGCGGCAATACGAGGTCGATGTCTGTGACACCGAGGGCCGAGTACATCCGTCGGTAAGCCTCGTAAAGGTTGTGCATTTGCGGAGCTTGCTGGGCCAACTGCAACTGCTGCTGTGCCAGCGTGATCCGCTGTGTCATCGAGAAGATATTCGGGTCCGATACAGGAAGAATATCAATCTTGCCATCAAAATCCGCAGCCTTAATGCTGGCATCGGCCCCAGTTACCTCATACGGGTACTCAGGAGGCAGGGATTTAGCAAAAATGTTTGCAAGAAGTTTAAGTTCCTGCATCTGGGCGTTGTGTAGACGCTTGTGAACCGCTGACATGACACGGCTGCCCCGTTCCAGCATGGCAATCGCCGTGCCGACAGGCATTTCTTGGTTGGAGTCACCCATTCCAAGGTCCGTGGTCCCAATAAACTTCTCCGCAGCCTGAATACAGAAGCCCAAAAGTTGGAACAGCGTTGCAGAAGGCTCTTTATATGGCAGTGGCATCAAGCTGGAAGCAATATCGCCACCCGGAACGTCCACATCGCGCCACTCTCCGGGCTGAATTGGAGTTTGGTCCTCGATCCTCAGGCCCTTGGCTTTGAAACCTGCCGGAAGATTAGATAAGGTGCCAGAATCGATAAGCTGACGCAGTATAGCGGTAGCAGTACGAGACAAGTTACCCAGAAGATGAACGAGTCCAAACCCATAGAAGCCCATTCCCGGTAAGAACTTATAGTGAACAAAGTACTGTTTCTTGCGTTTCTTGGGATCATCTTCCTCGTAATTCCTACGAATCGACAAGACGACCAAGGATTTCTTCTCGTAGGTGACGATATACGGAAGCTGAAGCCCCGTCTCATCCCCATTCTCGTCCTTGTCTTCAAAGCCTTCGATGTCCAAGTAGCAATGGCACTCGTGCAAGACGTATTCGTCGCGATCAGAAGGTTCTTCCACGCCACGGATACGATCCATGCGCTCCTGAATAATGTCCGTGTCACCAGTGGAAGGCTTTCCAAGGTGTACGTCACGGTAAAAACCACTGATCTGAAGCTTGCGAAGCTCGTTCTGGGAGTAACGCAGGACATGTGTCACACGTTCAGCCGTCAAAAGATCGCGGGCCGAGTACGGAACAATCAAGTCCTTAGGCAAAATGTATGGGCTTGACGCTCTTTCAAGGTAGCTATCAAAGTACACCTTCTTAAATGCACTGCCGCCGTATCCAACATAGAACAACATCTGATCAAAGTCAGGGTCATATTCTTCCATGACCTGCGTGATCTGGTAGTTCATATACGTCTTGACGCGCTCTGCCTGTGCCTCCTTCTCTGGAGTCACCTTTCCAATGATCGTGGTCCGAGTAGGGCCACCCGCTGGCAGAAGTTCCTTATACGCCTGAGCTTGGAACTGGGTCACAGCTTCATTCAATACAGGATGTGTGACACCCGTGGCACCGTCAAAAGGTTCTGTACGCTCCTCGTACTCCATACCAAGGAGAACAAGACCCTTCTCATACTGGTCTTTCCATTCCTCGCGGCTCGTGTCGTCGTCATCAATCTGAGAATCAAGTTCATCGATCAGCTTGGACATGACCCTGTCTTCTAGGAACTCGGCGAGGTTGTCGTCGAACTCAGGGCTTTCTTCACCCTCATCAGGACCCTCTTCCTCAGGAAATTCCTCTTCAGGAGATTCATCCGTTTGTACGGCAAAGTTCTGGTTGCCCTCTTTCTCAGGGCCAGCACCATTGCCACCATCACCCATGGCATCGTCACGCTGACCAGTTAGGGTTCCTGAATAGACCGAGCTATCAATATTATTGTAGGAGCCTGTAGCCATCAGTAATAAACCCTTTTTCCGACCTTTTCTTCACGCTCGATAACATAGTCATCTGGATGCGTCAGGAATCCGCCTTGTCTAAACCTCATCAATGCCTGTGTGGCAGAGTCACAATGATCGTCATGTTCCCCAAATGGGAACGCGGCCATCTCTTCAATGACTTCTTCTGCCCAGCTTGTTTCAGGATACCACACTAATCCTGACTCGAATAGGGGTGCCACAGAGTTCATTCGGACATGTTTATCATTGCCACGGCTTGGGGTAAAGTTGACTACAGGGATACCCGAAGCCCGCAATTCCTGTGTCAGTGGCATACCCGCAGCCTTAGCTTCGATCAAGACCGTTTCCGGGTCCCAATACTGGTATTCTTCAAGGGCTATGCGTTTCAGGTCAGGAAATTCCCACCTTCCCTTCTTGGCATCCAGAAGGATTACATTGGGTGGCGAATCCTCCGTAGGATAAAATACCCCCCACGTTTGGATAGAGGTAAAGTCTGAGGTCCGAGTTTTGAGATACGCTGTGTCATAACTCTGCATAACATAATGGAGCCTCGGTACCTTCTCCCTTTCCCACTTCTGCCACCACTCACGTTTGATTACCGCAGTCGTGTCAGACGTTGGCTGCTGCATATACTGGGCGTTCCACTTTGCCGAGCTTACAGAAGCCTTGGTACTTTCGAGTTCCTCTTTGCTCCAGTACTCAGGCCAGAGAGGCTCGCCGCTATCCAAGATGGCAGGAAGCTCCACGACTTCCCACTTGTCGGCCTTTGGATCACGGGCGGATTGTTTCAGAAGTCTTGCTGTCAGATCGTTCTCACCCCAACGGGTCATGACTAGAATGATCGCACCACCCGGTTGAAGGCGTTGTCGAGGTCCCGATAGATACCAATCCCACGCATTCTCAAGAGCTTGAGGCGACATTGCATCTTGCTCCGAATGTGGATCATCCACGATGAATAAATCAGCACCGCGACCCGCAATGTTACCGCCCACGCCCGCAGCGTAGTATTCACCGCCATTGTCCGTCTCCCACCTATATGCCGCCTTACTATCGGACTTTAGCTTTACATCAAATATCTGCTGGTAGTCTTCCTGTTCCATCAGGTTCTTAGTCTTACGACCGAACCTCATAGAGAGATCAGCCGTGTGGGTCGCTTGCATAATCTTGAGATCGGGTCTTCGTCCAATCATCCAAGCAGGAAACAGATAGCTGGCAAATTCAGACTTGGTATGTCTTGGAGGCATGTTAATAATCAGGCGTTTAAGCTCGCCCTTTGCAACACGCTCAAGCTTGTCTGCCATAATCTTGTGATGGCGACCAGCAATGAAGGCGGGCCACATCTTCTTTACAAAGAAGAGGAATTGATCCTGAGCCTTCTTCTGTTCTTCAAACTTGGCAGCCTTGTCGAGTAACTGGGCATACCGTTTCAATGCGTCATCAGGCGCAACAACTTTTTGACTGAAACCCAAGGGTTAGCCCTTTTTGTTCCAAGCACGGTTCTTTGATTTGGATAGGACACGAAGATTGGATCGTGCGTTTGTTCCACCAGATCGAACAGGCTTGATGTGATCAACGTCTTTACCGTCGCCCTTAGATACAAGACCAGCCTTAGCCATCTTTCTACGGGCAGCATTTCGCATATCGCGCTTCTTGACGTTTTCAGGAGTAGCATTGTAGCCGCGATCCATCTTCTTGATCTGCGATGGAGTACGATGAGAGCTTGGGTCGCGCTGCTCTTGTTTCATGTGAAACATTCCTGATCGGGACAATTCGTCGAGGTATGAAGCTCTTATACACTGAAATGTCTAGATAAGTAAATCAAAGAAAGGTGAAAGGCTTATGACAGGCTGTCATGGCTTTTGACAGGGTGTCACCATGCGGTGTCAGGATGCCATGAAATTTTTATTATACGGTGGGGGGCCGGGGGACCCTAAGCGATTGCATGAAAAAGGGGGTCGGTCAGATATTATGAAAAGTTGTGAGGAACTGTGAAAAACAGTGATTATAGGAGAATCCTGCGCGACGGGGCCGAAAAGGGGGTTCGAGGTCCGAGAACCGAAGGCCGTGGCACTGTCACCGAGGCCAAAGGGACCCTGACTATAGTCCTAGGACCTAGGCTTTTCTTCCTAGGCGAATGGGACAGGAAACCTAGGACGGCTGACCTATTACCTAGGACAGCGGACCTAGGAAAGCTGGGCGGCGCGGCACTGTCATCATGTCATCATGACAGCGGACAGCGGACCACGAACAGCGGATCGCGGACATAAAAAAGTGATGGGTGGCTCATGCCACCTGTCACCCAACAACGGACCACGGACCTGTGACAACCTGTCACGGGGTGACAAAAACTGACACCGCACCCCTGACCGTTTCGGAGGCGTAACGACCTCGATTTTTGGACCTCGGATAAGTGCTTGAAATCATTGGATAAAAACCGATTTTCCCCAACTTTGATTTTTATGGGTGACAGTGCCACAGACCCCACAAAAGGCTCTGGCGGGCCTTCTCTGTGGCTTTAAATGGCATGACAGTTTCTGTCACCCCTGCGACATGGTGCATTTTTGAGGGATACAGGGGCGAGGAGGGCGGACCTTATTACGGGACCGAAACAACCGTTGTTTTTTAAGGGGTCACCCCTGTTTCACCTAACGAGGGAGGACGTGACAGGCT